ACTTTAGGGTCAGTCAACCAATCACGAGATGTATACCCAACTAGCCATTGTAATTCTTGAGGGTCTAGTGAATTGAATACAGCATCAGGGTCTTTGTACTTTAAAGAATCGTAAGGCGCACGTCCTGAATATATATCAGCATTATAAGTTTTAGTCTTGTTACTAGGAGTAATCAAACTAGGAGTTCCTAACAAGGTATATTCACCAAAATTATCTAGAGGAGCATTAGCTTTAGTAATAGCAAGTGATGGCATAGGTATCTGACCTTCTGCTCCTATGTGTTTTAACAAAGCACCTTCTTCTAAATTGTGTGAAGCAATCAATGCGTCTTTGTATATATCCTTGCCTTGTCGAGTTAGCATTGTGTGAGAGCTATTATCAAACAGAGTATAGTTATATTTCAGAGGTTCTGTTGTAAGTAATCCTTGCTTAATACTGCTCTTACTTCTTGTGACATCATCAATGTATTCCATGCCCGGTATTCCATTTTCAAGTAGGTATAGTGATGCCATTTTTCTAGCTCCTTCACCACCAACTTCAATTGCAAACTCTTCAGCCAACTTGTCATAGAACTGTCTTCCTGTCATATCAGAAGGTGCATTATGTTTTTTCATAAGCTCCTGTACGTTCAAAGGTTGCTGAAGCATAGGCTTTTCTTGATTTATCATTAACTTAATAGCGTCATCATGGAGGTCTAGTCCGTATAGTTGAGCTTTAGAATTATCGTGGTATTTCTCAAACTCTGCCATAACTCTATCAATTTCAGCTCTAGTAGCTTTAGGTACTTGTACAGTAGCATTGAACTCCGTAGGTGGATTGTATTTTTCTAATATACGTTTTTTAACAACTTCAGGTCTAATGCCAAGTTCAGCATCTCCCCAAATATCTCTTTCTAGTGGTGTTAGATAGTCGTTGTCTAGTTTGTCTCTGTATATTTTAGATAAATCAGGGTCTACTTGACCTGCAAAGTACACACCTGTTTCTTCTTGCAGACTTACATTCATTCCCCAAGCTTCTTTTTGAACACCCATGCCTGTGCCAATCTTATCGAAATCTAACTCCATAAATTTCTTACCATCAGGATTGCCATGTACTGCCAATGCTTCAAACTTTTGGTCAGCTAGTAATCCTTTACCACTCGGAGTTAAATTCTTTGTGTACTTGTTTATAACAGTCTCCATTGGTACACCAAGCTCAGTAGCTTCCATTGCTTTAACCACAGCAGGTGCTACCATCTTTGATACTTGACGTGCTAAGAATCCGAGACCTGAGAGTTCTGCAGCTAAATAGACAGGATGGTCATTCCCATACTTTTGTAACTTCTCTAAACTACCATGAGTAGCAACTAAGCCTTGCCAAGCTTCAGAGGCTATGGCTTTATCAGATTCACTATCGTAACCAACGAACTCATCTACCTTACCGAGTGCATCCATAACTCCTTGTGGCATTATTTTTTCTAAACCATGTCTCCAAGCACCTCCAATAAGTCCTGTGCCTACCTCGTATGCTTCTTTAGGATGTGTCACTACTGTCTTAATATCTTTTGCTAAGAGTCCGACATCAACTGGAATGTTATGTCCAACAGCTTTCCTATCCCAATCAGCACCTAACTCAACCTCTTGTGTAGGATTCGTGAAAGCAGAGAGTAAGCCTTCAGCAACCTCGCCTTTGTTATTCCACATATCCCATAGCATACTTAAACTCATACTACTCCTTGCAAGTTACGTCTCATTGGCTTATCCCAATGCTCGTTGAATGGTTGGTATCCAATTGAGAGATACCTCATTGCGTCCGCACCATGAGAACTCCAATCGTGCTTTGGTCTCATTCTCCACGTTTTACCATTATCATCCCAATCACGTGAGTAAGAAAGTAATGAGTCTATCAGCTTCTCACACTTCTCCTCATCAAAGAAGCATTTGTCTATTAGCTCTCTGACCTTCTGAATACCATCATCAATAAGTAACTGAGGTGCTATCTCTATATTGTGTATGCCTAAGTCTTCTAATGTTTCGATACGACTCTTACCAGTTCCAAGCTCTCGTACTCTGACATCGTGTGGAAATACGTGTTGGTCATATACGTAACCTCTGTCCTGTAATACCTTAACGTAATGCTCAAGACCTGCTCCTGATGCTTCATAGTAGTCAATGATGTGAACTTCAGTACCAACGAATTGTGCAAAGACTATGCTTGTTGAATCACCTATGCCTAAATCCCAACTGGTTACTACTCCCTTGGCTCTGTCATATCTTACCTTGGTTATTCTGTCTTCGTCCTTGGCTCTTCTCATCTCGGTAGCATAGTAACTACCCTCTGAATAAATTAAGAAGCCTCCACCCCAAATATGCTCATACATATCAGGTCGCTTCTCTTTGTCTTCAATGCGTTGGTCATCTAGCACTTGAGGAAACCAAGGGTTATCTCTGTAATTCAACATGACTATCTTAGAGTTGCTTGGTTGTTGCGCTCTGAATCTTTCATGCGTTGCTGAATACTTTGACTCAGGATTCCATGTTATCCAAACCTCTGAGCTGAATCCAATTGAAAGGTCTTCCTCTCTTATAGATGGCAGGAGTACATCGTAAGCTCTAGCTGAAACTACATCGCCCTCATCAATCCATGCTAATAGGATACGAGACTTAGACTTGATACTATCTAGTGAACGTCTGAGACCTGCAAACGTGTAGGTTATCTTGCCATCCTTAGACCTAATGAACTTCTCACCTATTTCATAGTAGTCATCTAACCAAGGAACTGAGCGTATAGCAGCTTTAATCTCTTCTAATGATGATTCAGTAAGCGAGTTCATAAACTCTCTACCGCATAATATCGTACCACTAACACCTGAACTACCCCAACGATAGCCAAATACTGCGCTCATTAGAGCAAAGCTGCGTGTCTTTCCTGACCCTCTCCCGCCATAAGCACCACGAATCCTAGCCTCACCCTCAAATACTGGTACTAGCTTTGGTGGTAGCTCTATTAAAGCTTCTTCATTCATTTACCTTGGCTACTAATTTAATAACTGTTGGCTTCATGGATTCATCACTAGATGTGTGGTCTATGCTTGTCTTATCTCCATACTTAGTTGGTAAGAGTTTAGCAGCTATCCATTTTCTTGCATCAACTCTCAGTCTTGCTACCTGAAAGTCTTGATTAGTTGCGTTGTCTGCGATGTCTAAGATTATGTCAGCCTCTCTCTCACTCTGATGAGCTTTCGCACGTGCGTATCTATCGGATAATCCTTCTATCTTATACAACCATCTGTACCATGTATCTGCATTCGGAGTCCATTCCTCCTCTCTACACATTCCAATGACACTTCTTCCTGATGCTATCTCTTCTAGCATTCTATTAGCTAACTTCTCAGAATATATACTTGGTCTAGCCATTGAGCTTCTCCAATCTTGCAAACTGTTTTAGTACGACAGTCTGTTCTATGTGGTCATCTATTACATCACAAGAATCTCCAGTAACTTCCGAACAATATTCAAGCAAAGCTATATACATATAAGGTAGCTTATTTTGAAATGCAATCTCAATCTCTTCTTCAGTCATTGTCTCATCATGCTCTCTAAATATAAATCTTCAGGTCTTGGAAGTATACACCCAAGTTCATCAGCAAATTCCTCAACCCTACTTAAATACTCTGCGAACTCTTTTACAGTTAGTGTTGTTGTCGATTTTATCACTAATATTGGCTTACCTTGGACTTGTTCTACAACAGGACTTAAAAATTCTTGGGCAAGATACTGATGCAATGCACCCTGAGAGTTACCTGTCTCTGTTAAAACACCTAGCCATTTCCAATAGAGAGCGTTCTGTTTAGTTGACCTTGATTGAGTGTTAGGTTTCATCTCCACGATAATCTCATCTACCTTAGTCTCCTTAAACATTTGACGTGTCATGTTCTCTAGGATGTCAGCTTTAGGTTTTTCTCTCTGTAGCATTCGTTTCATAATTTAAAATCTTATAAGCATAACTAAAAAGTAATTCTTCTTTAATTAGATAAGCACTCTTAGGTTCTGTATCTCCCTTACCAACAAACTCTTTAAATTGTAAGTTGTTTTCTATAATGCAATCTTTAATTCTCTCTCGTTCTATGAAGGCATACTTGGATGGAGTAACAAAAACCCAAGCTTCAGCCTTGCTAGTCATTAAAGCAGAAGGCTTACCATACATAGAAATCTCTACTACTAAATTCCCTGTGTACTTACTCTTAAAATCTTTCTTAACCTCATAACCCTTGAGTATCTCAGGCACGAATATATCCATTTCTTTGCAATAGGTCTCAATGATAAACGCACTAGGATATTGGGTCTGTAATAACTTCAGAACATCTCTCTCAGCACTCTGACCTACTCTTAAATCCTCATCAAATGTATTCACTCACTTCAGACCCATCTTAACTAATCTTTTATCTGTCTCCTTGATTGCGTACTCTACAAGCTCATCGACAAACCAAGGTTTATAATATGGATGCGTTACTTGCCTATCGTAGACTGAATGACAATAGCTGCATCCAAAGAACCCTACATCCTTTCCATCCTCGTCTTTAGATTTCAACCCCATTCCTCCACCATTCTTGTGGCAGAAGACTACTGTCTCATTTTCGACACCACCATGACACTTATCTAGCTTCAAAGTGCATGTCTGACCTCGTGCAGCCTTAGTGATTTTTGTTTGTTTAATGACCTATTCCCCAATCAATAAATTGTTCTATAACATCTGCTACACAGTACACAATTGCACAGTCAGCTCCATTCTCTTTAAGTTTATCCATCATCTCTGTCTGATTCTTAGTCACTCTACCTTTAGGAACTAATCCATTCTTGGGTCTCTTGACCTCTAAAAAAAATGGTTGCGACTCCCATAGAATAAATAAATCAGGCACTCCACTCTTGACTCCTTCAGCTCTGAATTTTTTTGCCTCAATTTTTCCACGCTTACCACCATTTGGAATAGCAAAATAACAAATACGTCTGATGTCTAAATACTCACAGATAGCTTTCTGAACTTCATGCTCATCGTTTCTCATCGTTCTCTATGCATATCCATTATCAACCTTGACCTTAGTTGGTCACACAAGCCTAGAATATGCTTCTCAAGATTCTCTTTCAATTCTTTGTCCTCAACAGCACCAGTTAAACGTGTTAAGTCTGCCATTGTTCTAGTTAATGATTCACGTTCTTCCTGACTAAAACTATTTGACATTTTCCTGTAGATTATCTTCTTTATCTAAATATTTTGCCAAGCCATATATTG